CTTACCCCAGATTTAACTAATTTCTCATGTTGCGCATAAGCAATCGCAGTCATCTCTTCGTCTACTCCGAACCATGAATTATTGTTGTACCAATTCACGGCCTTTTCGTCTGGAGGTGGTGCAGCCTGCGCAGTTTGGGGATAACTTACACCTAGATTCTGATCTTGTAAAGCAGATTCCTTATTAATGTCTTCTTCACGGTACTTAGGTTGGTACGCTTTCCAATTTTCCTGCTCTCTTGAAATGCGTGAAATCTCAGTAATGGCATCTGCGACTTTTTCAGAGTCCCCAGATTCTTGTGCCTCTTGTAGCGAACGCTTGGCTGCTTTTAGGTCAGATTCAGCCTTACCCTGCCCCTGTTCGACCAAAACTCGCTCACCTTTTGAAAGTTGAACTTTTAAAGTTTTGTTCTCGTCGAGGAGTTTCTTAGCGTATGCAAGTGCCTCGGCTTGTTCCCTTGCCGCCTTGTCTTTTGCACGGCGCTCGTCATGCCAAGCACGCTTAAGTTCATCCAGCCTTTTCTGGACTTTCCCATTGACCTCGTCGATCTCGTCAACCTCCTTGGGTGCCGTCTTCATTGGCTTGCGGCCTTTGTCCTCGGGCGGAGTGTCGTCAACGATCTCTATTTCAATGTCCGACTTTTTGCCGGTTTTAGTGGGGGAAACGACCGGGGCGGTAGCCTCATACCCGGGGTTCATAACCTCTTCTTGGGGTGCCTCTTTTGCCTGCGCCAGATCGTCATTGATCTGTTCAAGCGTAGTTACAAATTCTTCTTTCGCCATTTCTTTCTCCTAATTACGCACGGGTGTAACCGCGAGGATCGTCAACAACCGCCTCCACCATATCGTCATTAATCAGACGGAATTCTTGCCCGTTTACCTTAAACCGGGTGCCTGAGTAGTTACGCATAATGATGAAGTCGCCTTCTTCGCACCAAGGCCCGGTGGGAAACTTATGTTCATATTTAAACGCCATATCACCGAGCTTTAGTACAAACCCTAAGCAGGAGGCTAATTCTTCCTGCCGTTGAGTGGAATCCGCCAAAATAAGTCCAGATTCACCCAGTTGCTTCTCAATCTTTGGTAGGGTGATCAAAATCTTGTAGCCCTTGGGGATGGGCATTTTTAACGGGTCTATCTCTGCCGCCGATTTCTCGGTAGCCTCTTTGTCAATCGCGCCTATAGACATCTATAGTTCCTCTTGTCGTTTCTTGGCAGCATCAATTAGGTCGATGACTTCGCGTTCTGCTATTGCGATGCCCTCGATAACGCCAACTCGATGCCGGTAGTCAGCGTAATCCTGCGCACCCCCCAGTGCTAAATCATCTGCCTTGTTGTTGAGGTGCTCCCTCAACTTCTTCTTGATCAGATACTCAAAACTCTCTTGCTGTTCTATGCTCATTTAATCTCCTAGGTGGTTGGTGGTTTCTTCGCCTGTTGCAGCGTTCTTGCTATCTCCACCCCCAACTTCACCCCATCAGCCTCGTTCTTGGACTTAATCTGCTCCTTGTCCCTAGCGACTTGCGCACCGATGCGGGCTCCATCCACCTCGGCTTGCGTCTGAATACGGAGTTTCTCAACCTCAATCTGGTCTGCCTTAGCGGCTGCATCGACCTGATCCTTAAGTTTCTTGCGCTCCAACTCACCAGCCTTAAGCGCCAACTCCTGCTGCTGGATCTGTGTGATCGGATCTTGTGCGGCGGCCTGTGCGGCCTGTGCGGCAACCTGTTGACGGCTCTGACCCAGTACAACCTCGGAAGCCCGGGCAGAAATGCGTGCAAGCTCCACCTCGACATCCTCTGGAAGTTTTGTATCCGGCGGTGGCAGGGGCACGCCCATGACATCCTCAAGCCGTTGACGGTAAGCAAACGCCAAATGCTCCGCAATATGGGCCTGCATCGCCGCTTGCATGACCGGAGCCTGTGGGTTTTGACCCAACAACTGACGCATCTGTGGATCTTGCATCAGGTTCATATGGACACGGATATGGGCCTCGTGATCCTGATAAATAAAGGCTTTGAGCGGTTTTAGGTTCAATGCCGCCATGTTCTCGCTCACCGGATCCTTCGGAATCGCATCCTCGGACATCGGAATGAGTTTTGCCACGTTCCGTAAACCCAAAATCTCCAACATCTGCCTATGTAACTGCGCCATATCGTAGAGTTGTGGGGCTGTCTGGGCCAACTGAATAGCCGCTTGATACTGAACAATCCTCTGGCTTGCTGTGGCTGCGTTTGGATCAGAGACAGGTACAACCTCGATGATGTCGTAGTCTGCGCGGCTCGCTGGGAGGTACGCATTGTCCGAATCTGGCGTGTACTCGTAGGTCTCAGGGGCAAATTCAGCGATTATTGCCGCCAAAAGCCCAAACTCCATCTTCATTGAGGCGTGTAGGCGAGCCTGAACCGCGCTCATGACCTTCAAACTGCGCTCCAAGAGCGCTAATGTCGTCCCAACCGGTGTTTCTTTGTTGACATCCGTGATTTTTAGCTCTGCAACCGCCGCCAGACCCCGCCCTTGCTGCACGATGTTGTCCATGAGGGCCATAAGGACCTGTGAAGGCTCTTTGTAGGGCAGAAAAGCGATGTTTTCGCTAATTTTTCCGCTTGCTACGTCCACATCTCGGAACTCTCCCGGGCTAATTGGAGTGTCATCACCCTTAATTCGCAGTCCACGGGTCTTTAAACCACCGGGGAGGTTCGCCAAAGTGCCCGCATCGACAAGTTGACGCAGTAAAGAGGTGCTTGACTTGGCATGCCCACCGATTAAGTGGATCAAACCGTACCCGTAGAAACCAAATCCGGGGATATAAATGTAGTGAACGAAGTGTAGACGCTTGGATTTGAGGTCTTTTTCCTCATCTGGGTTCCAATTACGCCGTACAGCCAGCACTTCTTGGCTTGATTTCTCGATTGTGACCACATATGGAATGGCAATCCCATTCTCATCACGCATCGGATCATCTTCAATGTCCAAATCCACATGCATCTCAAGGATCTGATACCGGTCGTCGTGGATGATATTAGCCTCTTCACCCTGAACCTTGATCTCGCTGCGGTCTGTGTTTGACTCGTTAGGCTCTGGAAGCTCGACATCGCGGTAAAACCCAGCCACCTGCAACTTCTTGACCTCGTTTTTAGTCTTACGCATCACATGCGTGTAACGCTCACAGGTCTGTAAGTCGCTTGCGCCGTAGGGCACGATGAAGTCTTCTGCCGGAATAAACACAGATACCTGCCGCTGGAAGGCCGGGTCAAAGTAAACCTTCTTAAAAGCCGATCCAGCCAAGGCCAGCGACCACAACATCCGCTCGTGCTCTGCCCGATACTCGGGCATTTTCACCGTTAGCTGGTAGTTCATGTCATCCTTGACACGCTCTGCCGCTTGTTCTTTGTCTCTTGTCAGTTTCCCTATGATCTGCGTGCGTACTGGCCCAGACGCCGGGAATGTCTCCATGATTGACTCTGCCTGAAAGCGTACAACCGCCTCCGAGAGAACCGGGTGAAACACGCCACACGCCCCTTCCCACGGCTCCATGCGTTCCTCAAGTGTCAGCCCCAGTAGGTCTAGCCCATCAAAATATGTCTTCTCCCAATCTTTGCGGGAGTCTTTGTCATTTTGGAAGTTCTCTAGCAATTCTCCAGCCAGTTCAGCCAGAGTGCCCTCATCCAAATAATCAGCTAAGTTAGCCGTAAACTCGTCGATCCCCTCGCCAACACCGGCACCGGGCTCGATCTCAATCTCTATACCACCTGCCTCAATACTGACCTTTTCTGGGTCCTCGATCTCTATCTCGATGGCGGGTTCAGCGGACAACATCTCTTCATCCAACCCCATCGGCGCTTGCGCTATTGCTTTATCAATTGCCATTATTTATTCCTTTTCATGTCTGCCCTAGTAGTACGATCTACTGCGCCGCCTAAATTCTTGGGGTTCATCGTTGTAGTCGGATTCTAGGCGGATTAATCCACCTTGTCTAAAACGTAATAATGCTTGAGTCATTGAGTCCACTAAGTCATCGTGCTCCCCTTGTGGGAATGACGCGAACTCTTCTATCACTTCCTCGGCCCACCTAGTCTGTGGCGCCCATACCATACCACTAGCAAATAAGTCAGCTACAGCGTTGACCCTCGTTATCTTATCGTTACCACGTACCGGAGTATAGTCCTGAAGCGGTATCCCTATGGACCTAAGCTCTTGTAAGAGGGGAGTGCCAGCCGCCTTTGCCTCAATTATGCAGCAGTCTGGCTCGTATTCTTTATACAACTCTAGCGCCTTAGCCTTTAACTCAGGAAACTCCATACGCTCTTTAAAGGCGTCCAACAAGATTATTTGCGGGTGTGGCTCATCTTCGGGGTGGAATATACCGAGGGTTATACATGCAGAATAGTCGTTCCTCGTGCCTTTATTAAAGGCAGTATCCCAAGACTGAATAATATAATCACACTTAGGCGGCTTGTCGTGCTCCCACTCTCTCCACCACTCCCGTTTAATTAACGCACCCTCTGCACCGGTCGGCGCCTGCATATACTGCGCCATCCACTTGTGAACCGGTAGCTCTTCTTTTAATGCAGTTAATTCTGCAAGCGACCAAAACTCGGGCCACAGCGGGTTTCCTGATGGCAGGATCGCAGGTAACTCTATAACCTCCCACTCCTCACCACCACGCTGCACGCTCGATTTAACAACCTGTGCCGTTAAATCTCGTTTACTCCATCGTGTCATCACCACCACAATAGACCCGCCCGGCTGTAGACGCTGCCGTGGACCGGAGGAGTACCACTCATGCACCTTGTCATATATCTCTGGATTTACCTCAGCAAGGATCGCTTCTTGCTCTGAATGAGGGTCATCAATAATTAAGAGGTCTGCGCCCTTACCTGTGACCGCGCCACCCACACCAATAGCAAAGTAAGTGCCTCCGTGGGAAGTGTTCCATCGTCCAGCAGCTTTGCTGTCTGACTGTAGTGCGACGTTGGGGAATATGCTTTTGTAGGCTTCACTGTCAACGAGATTTCGCACTTTACGTCCGAAGTCTGTGGCAAGCTCTGCTGTGTGGCTGGTTTGAATAACTTTCTTGGTTGGGAACCTTCCCAGAAACCACGCTGGTAGCAGGTATGAGGCGAACTCTGACTTCGTGTGACGGGGTGGCATGTTAATGATGAGTCTCTTGAGTTCTCCCCGAGCCACCCGCTCAAATGCCTCTGCCATAATCTCATGGTGCCGTCCGTGTATGAAGTTTTCCCACATCACACCTACAAACTCTAAAAACCTATCCTGCGCTTTTTCTTTTTGTTTTCTCTTTTTTAACTCTTCTGTGAGTTGCAAGACGACCGCCTGCTTTTCTTTCGGCAGACGCGGAATTATATTTTTTAGAACTTGGGGGTCGAGTTCTGCGAGGGTCATTGTAGATTTGGGGTTTCTTCTTGTTCTTGGACTTCTTCTACTTCTACCGTCTCTATCTCTTCCTCATCCTTGTTTTCCAACAATGCCCGCACTTCGTTTTCTTCTACTTCCTTAGCCTCTACATCAATATAATCCTTTAATACCCCCATTAATTCTTTTTCTAAATCTTCGGTAGTCTTGTGGGTTATAGTTATTTCTGTCCTCTCAGCAAATAATCCCACATCAGCAATCTTGCCGATCATCTCGACAGCTTTTAACCGCACCTTGGGGTCCGGGTCGTCTATAAGTTCAATGAGTTTATTTGTGGCGACAGTACGCAGTTGAGCAGAACTTTTTGCTATTTCTACGTCGTATTCTTCTAATATAGCCCCCAGTTTAATTGCCGTGCCGGGTTTAAATATCTGGGAGGTGGGGGGTTTGGGTATTTCTCCTGTAAAGATCTTCTCAGCAAAGAGTTCATCTTCCTCGTCCATCTCTACTGCCATACCCATTTCATTTAGCTTTAGCGCGGTGGCGCAGGCAACCCTAGCCTTCTCGTAAGTGCTTTGGTAGGTATGACTCTCTGGGGGAATATCCACCCCGGTTTCGACTGAAACCTCAAAAGACATTTACAACTCCGCTGTTAAACAACATAGGGCGCACTATAGAGCGGGTGGTAAATAAACACAAGGGGGTGGGTTCAAATTATAGGGGGGTGGGGTAGGGGAGGTAAAAAATAAGAAGGGGGTGGGTATGGGGGAAAAGATCTTTTGGTGTGATGGGATTAGGTACGTTTTGGCGGAAAGTTGGTTAAAAGGCTGCACTGGTCGCACTGTTTTTTATAAGATCTTTTGGTGTGAGGAGATAGTTTGTTACGGTTACGACCGTAGCCGGACCGAGGATTTATTTTTGTTTTTCTAAGATCTTTTGGTGTGGTGGGGTTAGTCCGAAAAGTCCACTTTTTGCCTAACTGTGATTTTTGGACATTTTGGTTTTTAAAAATTGTGGATTGTTCGTGGACTTTAATATGTCATAACGGAGTCCCGCCCTGACAGCTAGGGAGGGGGGTACCCCACCCGTGGGGTGCGCCGGGAACCATATCGAGAAACCCCGGTCTTACCTATACCAAGCATGTGCTTGGCGACACTTGGAAAGGGAACATCATGGCTAAGCGCCCCAAGGGTAAGACCAAAGCATGGCGCAAGACGGGCGACCGTCGCGCTTCTGGTCGTATCCGTGCAATGCGTCGTAGATAAACCCTAACGGCCCGGGGAAACCCGGGCCGCACTTGAAAGGTATACAACATGCGAACCATAACAGTATCACCCGCCTACGGGCGCGACTACTCAAGCAAGGCTAATGCTCTAGCCGATTGGGATTCCAATAAGGACTTCGTTATCCAAGATATGCGCTTGAGTGGATATGTCAATAAACAGCAGGTGCCTGATCTGCTACGCGATGGCGTGACGGCGATCCAATTGCGCTACAACCGTATGCGCATGGTTGTTATCCTCAAACTTAAATAAGGGACATATCATGAAAATAAGTAACATCTTCCAATTACGCGACACACTTCAGGG